CAAATACTTGTCCTCTGCCATGCTTTACATAATATGATACAATTGTATTTTTATTATCTTCATCTGGTAGCTCTACAACTTTAGCAACAGCCCTGTCTTGTTCGCAAATTTTACCACTTTTATCATAATACTTAGTTACTAATTGCTTAGGAGCTTCAATTCCCATTTCAGACAATTGTTCCTGATCTATAGATTTTTGAACCATTATTAACTCATTTCCTCAAGTTTCTTTTTAATCTTTCTTACACAATCCCATCTGTCAAATCCAGTTACACGAATTTCTGCCTTTGCAGCCATTTCATTATCTTTGAAATCGTCAGAACAATCTATGATATCTGGATCAATACTCCCATCTGGAAGTACTCTGTGAATGCAGATATTCATTGTGACTATAGCAATATGCGGTCCTACATTTCTTTTTGGTCTATTTATCATAATTTCCCTGTCTCAATATATTTTAATTTTTTCTCAGGAGAAAGAGATGCTAGTTTTCTAACTTCTTTCATTTTCTCTTGATTTTTAATTCTCTCTAATGTACCGTCTGTTGCCATTTTCTCTTCCATTCCATATCGACCTAACGCTTTCGCGTTCTTGTCGGCTAGTTGTCCGATGGTCTTCACTTCCTTATTTATTATAACGGGTGCGCCATCTAAAACAACCTCTAAAGTTTCAGCATGGCAAATTTCACAAGTTTTTCGAATTGGCTCCCTGATGCTGTGGTAAGTTTCGTACTCACCACAGCCAGCGGAACACCTATAGTGATATAAAGGCATTATTAATCCTCTTGTAATCCTTCGTATAAATCAGGATCATTCCTAAGATTTTCTTCGCTTGCATTTATCATGAAAGTCCTTAAGCTATTTCTATAAGCTGTTTTTGTTTCATCTGTTAAATCTTCGCGACTTATTGTAAATTCATAAAATTCAATATAACCTTCGTTAATTTCTTTGGTTTCTATCATTATTTCTGCTGTTTTGGATTCGCACAATGCTAAATTTCCACATAGAATTGCAGCAACAATAATAGGTGCTAAGAATTTTCTCATTTTAGCCTTTCTAAAATACGACCAATAATAGGATTACGAACGATATCACTAGCGTCAAGTTCACATACGCCGATACCCTGTAATCCAAATAATTTATCACTTACATATTCTAATCCACCCCTCATTGAGTGTGGCAAGTCAGACTGATCAGCGTCTCCATTAATAACTGCTCTTGAATGCAAACCTATTCTAGTTAAGAACATTTTAATTTGCTCATATGTCGCATTCTGAGCTTCATCAAGAATCATAAAGGAATCGTGGAAGTTTCTGCCTCTCATATATTCAAGTGGACACATCTCTATAATACCAGCTTCTCTAAATTTTGCAAGCATCATTTTTCCAAGATATTGTTCCATCTCTTCTAATACGGGAACTAAATATGGATGAATTTTTTCATCTTTATTTCCGGGTAGATACCCCAAACCTCTTCCGTTTTCAACTGTTGGTCGAGTGATAATAATCTTCTCTACTTTATTTTCCAACAGCCAGCTACAAGCCAATCCTACTGCTACGGATGATTTGCCTGATCCCGCAGGACCAGTACATACTGTTACATCATTTTCTACCATAGAGATAATATAGTTCTCTTGATTAATGCTCTTCGGTTGAAGAACCTTACGATGTGGATTACTTACCGCAGTTGATCTTGCCTTTTGAGCTTCTTTTCTAACTCTTGATCTTGACATGTTTTTTTCCTCACTTTATAGTGAAAGAACTACTGTTATTTTTATAGATATATTTGTACACTGTGTAATTACCCTGACCCGCATCGCCTCCACTTCTATCTGATGATTGTAAATAATTTCCAGTACCCAAGTCTATAGATAAAGCGCCTGAAACGCCAATATTAATGGAATTACCTGTCATGCTTTTATAAATTGTGCTTAATGACATATCTTCTGCTTGAAGTTGATTTAATTTTCCGCTATTCATAACATAAGTGTCTGTTAACGGAGTAAAAGCTCTGTCAACTAATTCAAAAGAACAAGTTATATCATATGGATATTTTACATATTTACTAGCAGATGTGTAAAACTGACCATATGTTGGATATTCTCCATACTGAAAACCTATTGTAAGCTCTACAGCTCTTAACGCTGCCCCTTTTGATATTAGCTGTGCAACTTCTATTGGAACTCCACTCGCATAAAAATCTGCTCTTCTTTTTGTTATTCCAGTTGTCTCAGTCCTAACAAAACTTCCTGCCGGAACCACTCCTGATGTTAAGCTATGTCCGGCAAATGCGATTTCTTCAGTAAAAAATCCTTCTGTGGCAAATTTATAACCTATCGAAGTTATTACTAAATCATTAAATTTTAATTGAGTTAGTGGTGTTTCTACTGGATTAATTAACGGAGTAGGTCTTGTTAAAATTTGAGCATTTCTTACAGATGGTTTAGTCCCAGAAGGTTTTGGAAATAAATCTTTATTAATTCCAAGTGCTGGTGAATTATCTGATATAAATTTACTTATCGTAATATTTAAAGATGGCTTTTTATATAAACACTTAACAGCAAATGGATTTCCCCAAGTTGGAATTGAGGAAATCTCTGCTGAATAATTATATGCTACAGATTGCACGCCACTTACAATAACATCGTCTAATTGAAATTGTTGTATATCATAAGTTATAATGTGTGCTAAGTTTTCACTCATGTAATTTCACAAGCTCCACCAGTGCAAGCAAGGGCTTGTTCCAGTTGTGTATCATCATATTGCTCTTCTACTATTGTATAATCTACTTCCTTGTACTCCCGCTTGAGTTCAGTCCATAGTTTGAAGTTATAAACATCTTTCATGCAATACGTGAGTTCTTTGATATCGCCTTCAAAATATTTACTGGCAAACTTTTTGCATCTTTCAACCCATTCAACTTTTGCCTTGCCTTTGATGGGACTACCAAGCCCTGAAATACTATCGCAAGCTGCCCATAAGTTATCTTCCCATAAAGTGAGTGCCACTTCGATTAATCCACTTACAAACATCACGCCTTCACCATAATGAGAAATCATCTCTGTAGGTAAATACACAGCCGTGAATGGAGCTTGTGGATAATCTTTATCACCAGTAACTGGAAGTAGTGAAATGCCACAGAAAAATTCTCTATTTGCATAGATAAATTCCTCTACTTCATTCCACTCATCAGGCTTAACATTAATTGTATTACTCACATTGTGAGTTAACCAAGGCTTAGTGCAAAGCTCAATATTAGTTCCGGGCAATACCCAGTTCTGTTGTGTTGACTTTACAATCTTAAGCAGCTCAATGGCTGTAATCTTGTTCTTTGTCTTGCTACCGTCTGGAACTTCGATACAGAAGGCGATTACATCATCGGTCCTATTGGCCGACCAAACAGATTCTTCGCACGCCCTTGGATTGACTTTGTTGAAGTGCTGGTATAACGCTTCCACCTTATTCGCCTGTACACGCCTAATGTAGCGTTTAGCATGATGAGGGTGAATACCACTGGCAGTGCCAAGAATACAACTAGCAGTGCCTTCAGGCTTGACACAGGTGACTCTCGCCGCTTGATTAATTCCAATCTTCTTGGCGATAAGTTTGTTGGTTTCTTTTGCAAGCTCCGCTGCCTTTCGTTGAATGTCTGGATTCAAGCAGATTTCAGGCTTTTCTAACCAACCTGTCCCAGATACGCCTAGTAATGCTTCTCTAGCAAAAATCTTTTCACTAGTTTCACCTAAGTATGGAAAGCTATTAAATCCAGCCTGAAGAGTGCCAATAATAGTTACTGCTTTTACTGCATCATAAAAGTCTTGTTCTGTATTAACTTTAGCACAGTTAACTGTAGAGAGATTACAACCTTGCCATCCACTCTTGCCAGTTTCTACATCTACTGGATACATTCCAATTTCAACACATGGATTAACAATAAAATCTTCATCGTCGGCCCATACAAATCCCGGTTCGCCAAACTGCTTAACTGATTGCATTAACTCTGCAAATTGTTCAGGAGTTGTTTTACCCCTCAGAAGAAGTGCCGAGTTATTTGAGCGACCCCGCTGAGGATTATCAGTAAACCAATTGCCAGTTTTAGCTGTAGCCATCTCTTTATCGTCTGGCGAGAAGAGACAAATGGTAGCACTACGGCGCACTCCACCACTAATAACAGCATCGGCAGCGTGCATAACAATATCGTATGCTTCGATTGATTTAAGTCTACCATCTCCTCTATTAACTGCATTGTCTAGCACTTTCTTAATATTGCTAAGAGCTTTCTTTAGCGGTTCTGCTCCCGGAGCTTTTCCACCTCCAGAAATTCTCGTCCCTTTAGCCCTGATCTTGTCGAAATTAAACTGAACTTCTTTTCCGTTGTATTCTGGAAAATCAGTTTCACCTTCAAAATATGAACTGAGCAACACTCCAATTGCATCGCTCCAACCTTCAATTTCATCTGGTACTGTATATTTTACTTTGCCAGATCTTTCTTTTGATAGGTTAGGCAATTTACTAATATGCTTTTTCTGTACTGAAAATCCTACACCACAACCACAAAGAAGCATATACATACACTCTTGAAAGAATCTAATCCTATCAATGAAAGATACTGTACAATTAAACATACGGGCGTTATGCTTAAAAATAGGATCTCCGCCGAATTGCAATGCTCTCTGCGACCCCAACCCCTTCTTCTTGAGCATCATATCATATGCCCAATCAATATCTGCATGCAAGTCTTCGCTTTTATCTGCATATTGTTTATGCATCATATTCCTAACACGGTCAACACTTTCCTTGTATGTTTCTCGTCTTTTCTTGTCTGGTAAATATCTTGCATATTTTGCAGAAAACGTGTAATCCTGTAAAGCTTTAATCGACATTATTCTTTTGCCCTTTTGTTTTTTAATTTGATACTTAGATTACTGAATACGCTATATTCAAAATCTACTTCTTTAATTTGTAATCCATTTTCTATTAGGAAATTGATGATTTTAACATCATCTTCGCTCATGGAATAAATCACTCCATGTTTATCTACTATAATTTTTCTGATCCCGTTCTGCCATAGGATTTTTGAACAGACAGAACATGGATATCCAGTTACATAAGCTCGTAAGTTTTTTTCTTTTACGATCATATTAGCTAAGGCGTTTTGTTCCGCATGAATCATATAAGGATATTTATATGGGCGTATCATTGGTAGATTCTCGTCCTTTGTATCGGCTGGAAAGCCGTTATATCCTATGCTAACGACATGATTGTCTTCGTTAACAATAACACAGCCCACTTGCGTTTGAGCGTCATGTGAACGCACAGCGGCTAAATGGGCCATTGCCATGAAGTATTGATCCCAGTCGGTTCTCATTTTTTAAGGTACTCATTGTGAATCCAAGAGATTTGAAAGTCTTGTTGTTCAGGCCCATAAGCTACTAACTTATTATAGCCCTCTCTCGATTCAAAGTATCCAAAATATCCAGAAAGTCTTTTATTTGTTTGAGTTCCGGGAACTGATTGTCGAGTTACTTTTTGTAGCTTGTCTAAGTCTACCGTCTTTAAATTAATCATTATATTGTCCTATTATTCTGCAATTTTAAAAAATGAAAGAACATCCTTTTTAAGCATTTCTCCAACGTATTCAATTTGTTCGCTATCAGGATTTTCATCTGCAAATGATAGAAAATAAAATTCTGTAATTTCATCAGCAATAAGTTCGTTTAACATTTTTGCGTTGTAATCACTCTCTTTGAATAGCTTATCCAGCTTAGAAGATAAAGAGAAAGCTATATAACCTTCTCTCTCGTCTAATACTTGAAAGCTAATGCAGTAGTAAGATACTTTATTTTGTTTAAACTTAAAGAAGCTCAAAATATCATTTGACCAATCAAATTCTTCTTTAATATCAATATTGCCAATTTTAATACTCATTCTTATCGCTTTCTAAAACCACGGTTATTTTGTTTAGTCTGATATCAATGAAGGTCTTGTCGCCAACCTTCCTTACATTGATATTATCCAACACTGCTTTCACTTTGTCAAGGTCTGACTGGGAGAAATTTAGCTGATTCAGCAAAATCTCAACTAACTTATCTTTTAATTCCATTTGAAGCTCCAGCGACAGCGGTCGCCATTCCATTAGACATTGGGATTACTTTTTTTTTAGCATCTTCTAAGATTTCATTTCGCTCTATATTACCGTGCATTATTTTATCTAGTTTATTTGTATGATCATTCAATATAGTTGCATGTACATTAAAATTTGTCACTAGAATTTCATTTTGCTTTTCTAATATCTCGGTTGTTCTGCTAGAACTATTTTTAAGTTCTGTTACAAGTTCAAAATGCGCATCAACAATAGGTTCGATTTTTACAAAAACCTTTTTACCAAGTTTATATACTACAAATCCAGTAATTAGCCATAACCCAACTGGAAATCCAGTTTTATTTATAAACTCCCCTAAGTTTGGTAAAATTTCATGCCATGTCATCATAATTCATCTCCTAAAAAATAAAGGGGACTGGGAGTCCCAATCCCCCTGAGTTTAATTACTTACCAGTAATGGCCGAGTAGTTATATTTATTAGATGAAGTAGCTGGATCGTATACAACAAAGTTGTTCAAGATGTACAATTCGCCCGGAATCGCTCTTGTTGGAATAGATGTTGAAGTACCAAAGTCAGCTGTAGCTGGCACTGCACCAGTTGGATCTGTAATCCAAGTAGTTCTCTTCTTAATTTTTGTACCATCTGTATTCCAGCCAGTACGACTGAACTGATTCTTGCGAATCAATGTTGCAGTGTTTTCGTAGTGGTCAGAGATAAAGTAAGGGAATTTTGGACCACTTATTGAATTACCCATAAACAGCAAGAAGGTCTTGGATACGCCAGCAAGAGTTGTTGCAACTCTAGAGATTAACCAAGTATTTCCTGATCTGCTATTGGAATTGTAAGCAAATGTTCCACCGGAAAGAATTTTTGCAGCATTGTACGTTCTTGCTCCACTCAATTCTTTTGGCCCCGGATAGATCGTTTGGTCTGCTTGATTTATATCTTTGACCTGAATTGCCTTTGTAATGACTGATGTCGTACTAGACAATCCAACCATTGTGCCACCTTGACGCTGAGCTGTATAAGAGCCTCCAGCGGTGTTTTTTAAGTGATTATTTGAACTTGGAACCATAGTAGTTCTCCCTTTATATAAAGCATTATATCTATTTTCCTATTGTCCTATTAATTTGGTTCCTTTTTCCTACTATACTATACACAATTCGCGACACAGTTCTAGAGCTTTTTTTAATTTTTTTCTTGCTGCTTCTTTTCCATAGCCATTAACTTCACCAATTTCTTTATTGGTCATGCCATAATAGAATTTTTGAACAAGAATTTTATGTAATTCTGGATTCACATCTTGAACAGACATTAATATGTCGCGAGCTTCATTCTTTGCATCGTTATCAACCTTAAGAAGTCCATGGAAATTTTCAATATATTCATGGTCTTTAAAATATTTAGATTTCTTCTTGTAAACTCGTCTAGAGTTATTTTGCATACTTCTATATAAATAAGATGAGAACTTAACCTTTTTAGATGAGTCAAATTTTTGAATACAACCCCAGAGTGTACTCATCATAATAGATTTCATTTCATCTTTGGTGCAAACACCCTTAAGGTTTTCGTTGCATACCTTATACATTATCTTCTTATAATATTCGTTTTCAATAGCATCCTTGAATTGCGATTCATTTGCACACTGCATCTTCTATTTCCTTCCGAACATTGGTAAAATTGAATAATTTTCCTACACCAACACAAAAAGTGTATCTACTCATTATCCTCAAAGCTTCTATTCCACTGATGATCTTCATTTTATCTGAAACTTTATGAGTCAAGTCAAAATTTGTATATCCTAGCCAACACTGCCATCTATCTGAAGGCTTAAGGCTAGAGTCAGATGGCACAGCTCCAAAGGGAGTATGCACCACAGGAGACTGTAGATCAGCCATTAATGGACTTAGAAAGTTATCCATTTGCATGGTTTGATCCTCATCTCCTTCTAAACTATCTAATATCATGTTATCTAAAGAGGAACCGTCAGTTAATTCTATTTCCTTTTCATTCCAATTCTCCCACATTATTTTTTTCATTAATTTAACTCCACTTCAGTAGGATCTATAACTAGATTGGAAGGTACTTTAGAGTCATTGTATATTTTATTAAATGCATTAAATTTTTTCTTGCCGTCTGCAATGTCTTTTGACTGTAACTTCAATTGATCTGATATCATTTTGTTGAATTCACCATTAGTTAGACTGCTAACTAAAGACGCAAATTTTTTCACATCTTCCATGGAATTACCCCAAGATGCTTCAAAAGCCACACTGCCATCATCATCTATACACAATATAATGAATGATGTTGGCGTGAAAGAGTCATCTGAACTGGGTAGCGTTTCCTGAGATTGATTCGACATAATATTTATCCGATACTAATTCATTGAATTCAGCGATATTTGTAATGTTGCCCTTTTTTTGGCATCCATTTATATATGGAAGACCAGTACTATATGTTATTTCTATTGTATTTCTTGAAATTTTTCTACAGCCAGTTAAAATTTTATTAGGCCAGTCATAATCTATTTTAATATATTCATTAAATAATTCAGATAAGCAATGCTGGATATCTTTATGTAATAGTCCAACTGATCTTTTTAATAACTGCTCTTCTTCATCTAATAATATTTTTATATAATTTGGATTATCTTGACTATACCTTTTATCTATAAAAACCGGCAATAGCGTTACTACGACTTCGTATTTCATGTTATCCTCCTATAAAAATGGATCTAGCTTATTATACCAGATCCATCATAGAAAGTCAAGGGTTAATTCAATAAAATCCAAGCAATTGCTTTCATTTTGTCAGATAGAGCTATTTGCTCTTCTTTTGTAATGATAGCTTCATTTTCTCCAAGGGTAGATAGTATGATTTTATACATTCTATCTCCAAGAGGCTTGTACTTATTGCTAATTCTATTGTTAAAAGTTAGCTTAGCGGACTCAATATAAAAATTCTCGAAAGAAATAGAATTTACATTTTCATAAGAGGGCAGTCTTTTGCCCATTTCATTATTAAAAATAGCAATTAATTCTCTATCAAAAACTTCATCTGGCCCTGAAACAATACTTTTAACATCTTTTAACTCTTCGAATAATTTATCTGTAGGCTTTTTCAAGTCTAACATTTTATTATAATCTGTAGATGGAATTACTGGTTTATCAATATTAATTCCTGAGATACTATCCCAAAAGAAACCAATCAATACAAAAGCAATTCCTAAATATACTCTAGGTTTCATATTATTTGTCCACTTTAATTAACATTGGGAAAATTTCATCTAGTGTTATAACAGCTTCGGATAGATTGTTTTCTTCGCAAGCATCCTTGAATGATTGCCACTTCTGAACAATCTCTACTAAATTATCTTTAGTGTCAACTGGAGCGATAGGAACTGGAGCTGGAGTGATATTTGGAATATCTATTTCACTAGCCTTCTTCTCTAATTTTTTAAGAAGAGAAGAGAAGTCAAATGATGACAGAATTATAGCAAGCCCAAGACCTAAGAAAATTATTTGACCTGTACTCATTGAGCCACCTCAGTCTTTCTAACTGAGTCGCCAACAATCCAGCTCGCACAAAGTAGTACGATATTTTGAATTTGATCTGAGCTTAGAGTTGTAACTCCCAAACTTTCTGTTGTTACAGCTAATACGCCAGCTACTGCAACCCAGAATCTACGAGATTGAAGTAGGGCTTGAATCTTAGTTTGCATTTTTTGCCTCCTGAACGATTGATTGAAAATTTTCCGATGTTATTTTTTTTGACTCTGCCAATATAAGATCCTGTACTTGTGGTCTTAAATGGGCATATTCCTTCGGAAGCTTATCTTTTACAGCTTTACGCAATAGAATTTTGTCGAGTGGGCCGGGATTTTTAACCCGGTCTTCTAGACTTCTTCCGAACACATTACATTTCATTAGCAGTTGAAGAACTCCAATAATGATTGATCCAATAATTATAATTAGACCAAAATCAAAAGAGTAGTTGTTTTCGCCATCCTCTATATTTGATGCTATTTCTTTAGCCAGATCTTCTGTTGCACTCATGGGTTCACCTGAATATATTGTACTTGGGGTTGTACTTGAGGTTGAGTTGTCTGAATTGGCGGCTCTTCTTTTGGTTTACATTTACACACGCCACCATCTTTTGAACATTGACATTTGAGCTTATTGCCATCTGCCTGAACTATTTCGCCAGTCCCGTTGCATTTACATGCGATTTCAGGGGCTGGAGGAGCTGGCTTTGGCACATTTTCTTTTTTAATATTTTTCTTTTCTGCGGTATCTAAAATACTATTAACTCTTTCAACTTCTTTTTTTAGATCTGATTGAATATC